AGAAACATTAGAACGATTACGGAGTAAAGAGATGATTAGTAACACACTACCTACAGACTACCAGAACTTCATAGCACTATCTCGCTATGCACGTTGGAAAGAAGATGAGCAGCGTAGAGAGACATGGGGTGAAACAGTCACCCGTTACTTTGACTATATGTCAGGGCATCTAAAACAAAAGCATAACTACACTCTGCCTGACACACTACGTGCAGAGTTGGAAGAAGCTGTACTCAACCAAGCTATCATGCCAAGCATGAGGGCATTGATGACCAGTGGCCCCGCACTGGACAGATGCCACGTTGGTGGATACAACTGTTCATACGTACCTGTTGATAGCCCACGTGCTTTCGATGAGACTATGTACATTCTCATGTGTGGCACAGGCGTTGGCTTTAGCGTTGAGCGTCATTGCATTGAAAAGCTACCCATTGTGAATGAAGAGTTTCACGAGACAGACACAGTAATCAAGGTAGGTGATAGTCGCCCCGGATGGGCCAAGTCACTGAAAGAACTGATTGCTATGTTATACAGTGGGCAGATTCCTAAGTGGGATGTATCAGAGGTACGCCCAGCAGGTGCAAGGTTAAAGACATTTGGTGGTAGAGCATCAGGTCCACAGCCATTAGTTGAACTGTTTGAGTTTGTTGTGCAGAAGTTTAGGGGTGCAGCAGGTCGCAGACTCTATCCAATCGAATGTCACGACATCATGTGTAAGATTGGTGAAGTGGTAGTCGTAGGTGGTGTACGCCGTAGTGCATTGATTTCATTGTCTAATCTCAACGATGACCAGATGGCACACGCCAAGTCAGGTCAGTGGTGGGAGAATGAAGGTCAACGTGCGTTGGCTAATAACTCTGTGGCGTACAAGAATAAACCTGAGATGGGTACATTCATGCGTGAGTGGTTGTCTCTGTACGACAGTAAGTCAGGTGAACGTGGTATCTTTAATCGCCAGTCAGCAAAGGTACAGGCAGCAAAGAATGGTAGGCGTGATGCTGACCAAGACTTTGGGTGCAACCCTTGCTCTGAGATTATCCTGCGTCCATACCAGTTCTGTAATTTGTCAGAGGTTGTTGCACGTGAAACAGACACACTGGCATCACTGAAAGAGAAGGTACGCCTTGCCACTATCTTGGGTACATTCCAAGCCACGCTGACTAACTTCAAGTATCTGCGTAATATATGGAAAGCCAACACAGAGCAGGAACGCTTGCTTGGTGTGTCACTGACAGGCATCATGGATTGTCCTGCACTGCACAAAGGTAAGCAGGTAGCTGACACCCTTGAGATGCTACGTGTTACAGCTATTGATGCAAACAAATCTATGGCATGGGAACTTGGCATTGAGCAGTCTGCTGCTATCACTTGTGTCAAGCCTAGTGGCACAGTATCACAGCTTGTGGATAGTGCCTCTGGTATTCACGCCAGACACAACCCATATTACATTCGCACTGTTCGTGGGGACAACAAAGACCCATTGACACAGTTCTTGATTTCACAGGGTATCCCTAGTGAGCCAGACGTAATGAAGCCCGACAGCACTACCGTCTTCTCATTTCCTATGAAATCGCCTAAGAACGCAGTGACACGCACAGGTATGACAGCAATTGAGCAGCTTGAACTGTGGCTACTATACCAGCGTCACTGGTGTGAACACAAACCATCAGTCACTATCTCTGTCAAAGAGAATGAATGGATGGCTGTAGGTGCGTGGGTATACGAACACTTTGATGAGGTCAGTGGTATTAGCTTCCTGCCATTCAGTGAGCATACATATCAGCAAGCACCTTATCAGGATGTTGATGCTGACACATACAAAGAGTGGGCAGGTAAGATGCCAAAGAATGTAGACTGGTCTTTGCTTCAAGAGTTTGAGAAGGAAGACACTACATCAGGTGGGCGTGAGTTAGCTTGTACTGCAGGTGTCTGTGAAATAGTTGACATTGCTGCAGCATGAGTGTAGTATGGAAAAGAGGTGAGGGGTGGGTGCAACATAACCCACCTGCTCATCACCCTTGCAGAGAAGAGTGGTTGAAACAAAAAGAAAAGGAGAAAGAAAATGAGAAACATGCTGATTGATGCACAGACTTCGCATCTAGTAGGCCATATCAATAAGCATAAGGCCAACATTGAAATCCTACTCACCCATCCTGTTGGTATTGGTGAGCATCAGGATATTCAAACAGCAATCGAAGAAGAACTAGAAGAGATTGCTAACTACCATGACAAACTAGAAATGCTTGTTAAGTATTTCCCTAAAGAAGAAATGGAAGATAACAATGAGGCGTAATGGTCTAAGTAAATATGATGCTCCACTTCGTATACAATACCAGTGGGGCTACGATGCGTTTAAGCGTGGTGGTAGGCTTGTTAAGCGAGGCAAGCGAATACTCTTTGAAGAGAACCGTCCTAACATTGACCTTAACACCATGCAATACAGAGAATGGCAGCGTGGTTGGAACGATGCTTATTTTGAGCAGTTAGAGAAAGGTCAATACAATGGGGTTAAAGGAAGAGGCTGAACAGTGGATGAAGGAGCGATATATGAGTGATATTACAGCAACGGAGTACCAAAGACGGGCTGCAGAAACAGCAATATACCCAGATAATAAAGCACTAGAATATCTAACATTGGGATTGGCTGGTGAGGCTGGTGAGATTGCTAAC